TCATAAATTGGATCCATTTTCCCTGCATCAAAGAATGGCTTAATTCTTTCAGCCCACGTCCCAAATAATGGGGCAAATTTCTTCCAGTCTAGCTTGGTTGCCATTATTCCTGGGAGATTTCAATAGGTGTTTTCAAAAACATAGATAGAATAGTTTGAAGATTCTCTATTCCAATACATTCTACCAAATCACCTTGTGACGTTTCAAGCCACTCAGTATTATCTTGAATAGCTTTGATTAATTCATCTGTACTCATAATAATCCTTTTTCTTTAAAGATTTTTTCCAATATAGACATACCATGCACTCTTGACAGCTCTGCCCAATCCTTTATATCCTCACTAAGGTACTGTTTGGGAACATTACAATAGTCGAAACCAAAGATTTGAGTTATCTGTTGTGAGTTTGCAACCCCTGTTATATCACTATCGAATGATAAAATCTGCCTTTTGCTATTCTCCTTCAGATATGTCACATTCTCTTCTGAGAAACAGGCTATACCCTCATTCTGGACTGCACAGGAGCTCGCTATGAGCTTTTTAACTACCATGTAATCTTTCTTACTCTTGTTGATAAATGCGTACTCTGAGCCCTTTATATTGCCTAATCCCTCCATTGTCTGGATAGGCACATTATTGGGAACCCATTTTACTTTTTTATCAGCATGTGGTCTGTAGATCTTCCAATGACCATCGTAATAATACCCAAATCTTAGTTCTGTATCCTTTAGATAGAATAGCTGTTTGTTTAGATATACTTTGTTTATCGAGAAGATATTATTATCTCGAAGGTCTTGTATATCCTGGTGGAATTCGTTCCAGTAAGCTAATTCTTCATGGGTGAACTTTCTTGGTACTACCTGGATATTGGCATATCTCTTTCCAAGTTCTTCAGGCTGCTTATATTCAGACAGTATCTGCTTATACTCAGCTGTGTTTGTAACAGCTCCTGATAAACCTAATCCAAAATCTTTGTCAATCTTTACCAGTACTTCATTCATAGATGTTATTCCAAAGAGTAATTTTACAAAGGTGAAACAATCCCCTTTAAAACTGCTATCAGCAAAGTCTATAAAGGTGAGATTTCCTCCTCTGTTCCCTATCATAAACGAAGGGTGTTCATCTTTTCTAAATGGAGAGAATGTGGCATGATTGATTTTCCAATCCTTATTAGGCATATAAAACCTAAATATATCATATTGGGTGATTCTTTGGAAAATTGTGTCAGGAGTAAGGTCTAATTTCTTAGCTCCTCCTATCATGGTTTAAAAGAAAGGGGGCTCGAAAGCCCCCATTGATTAATAATCTGAGCCACCTTCAGTAAGTGGGGCTGCTGGTTCATTAGTGCTTACTGGATTCTCGCTTGGATCATAATCCTTAATGTCTTTCAACTTATAAAAATCTTTACATCCATACTCACCAGTAACTTTAAGAACAAATCTTTCATAAGGTTTGAGGTCCTTGTTCTCTTTTGTTCCCAATGCTGCAACCACTTCTGGATTGTCATAATCCACAAGTCTGAAGTGTTTTAGAGAATAAGTGGAAATAAATCCTCTGTTATACACCCCTTGATATTCTTTTAGTTCTCCTTCTACCTCTTTTACAATTACAGTAGCAAGACAACCAACTTCTCCTGACCATTCACCATTTACTTGGTCCTTAATGTCTTTGACATTACCTTTCATTAGTTTTTTCCAGTCTAGTTCAAGAGCAGTTTCTGCATCACGATAATCCAGCTTGTTCAGCCAGGCTCTCATGAATTCATACAAATCTTCTTCTCCTGAATATGCCTCTCTATAGTCTCTTTTACAAAACCATTCTGGCAAATGTTCAGGAGTATCAGCCCAAGCACAATTACCAATACTATTGATATACTGTGTTTTGGTCTCATCTTTGTTCATTCTTACTTTATCCTCAAGAAAGAAAGACATTTTATATGGTCTGTCTTTTTCTCCTTCAGCATTTTTCTTAGTGTTTTCCAACCAAAAATCTACTCTAAGCAATGTGTTACCATCTCTTTCTGAAACATATTCAGTAGCCTTACTGTCTTCCTTCAGTTCCATCCCAAGAATATCCTTATATTCTTTTTCTGTGGGATTTACACATAGTACTGTAGCTGTAAATAAGCCTACTTTTTTTCCAAATTCGCCATTATTCTCGCGTTTTTTACCTCCAATTGCACTCATGATAATAAAAATTTAAAGTTATTTGTAAATGTTTTCCCAGAATGTGATAGTTTCACCTTCTGGATTCTGTTCTGAAATCAAAATTCTGCCTTTTAACTGGGGCGCTCTACTACCAGCAACAATGCTGTCATTGAGCACTTCAAAATTTAAATATCTTTTATTGTCCTCTGCCACAAGTTTTGCTAAACTTGTCACTCTGGACGCAAAGATTCGCTTCAACTGACCTGTTAAAGCGATTTCAACACCATTCACTGTTTCTTTACCATTATCTTTTATGTACTTATCAGTGATATGTGCTGCGTAAATTCTATATGGACTGATTTGTCTGAAGAATTCTACTTGCTGCATGAACCAATTTCTCGTATGTAGATAACCTGCTCCTTCAGGGAGAGTTAATACAGACTTCCATTCTGGCTCATACTGCTCATATTTTCTACCAGTTTCCACACCACCAACTCTATTGAACTTTTTCCCAATGATACTATTCATATAGGCTAAAGTTCCACCAATCTCGCTTAGAGCATCCAAGTCAGATAGACCATCTATAATAAGATACTCATACTTTCCTTTTTGCTCAAGCAGAGCGTTACGAAATTTGATAAAATTTTGAAAACTCTCCCAAATTGTAGTTTGGTCATTAGTGTAAGTGCTTAGTTTTCTGGCAGGAATATAATCATAGCCTCCCTTTTCCAAATCTAGTACAATAGCATTAGCTTGTCTGGTTAATGCCCCCATGATTGTTCCTTTTCCCATTTTGGGAATTGATAGGATTACAAGGTCTCTGGGATTTGTGTTTGTAACTTGAGTGATTTCCTCTGGTAATTCCATTTTTTCTTTTTCTGTAGTCGCCATATTATCTAATTATTTTAGTTATTTGGACTATAAAAATACGAAAATTACTTGGGTTGTGCAACTGTTTCACCTGGTTTTACCCAAATAATTCTGCTCTTTTCAATATTGGAAAGTGCTGATTCTAACCAGTTTAACTGGAAAGGTTTGTCAGTTGTGAAGATATGAATGTCAGAATGTATTGTATCTAGCAATAGGGCTCTCCCAAGCATTTGTTCAAGGTTTTCTCCATTGGAATTAATCGAAGTGATTAGGATATTATCCAGATTAGGATAAGTTACTCCTGCAGATCCCTTACGAATTAAACACAATTGATTAATTTTCCCTGAAATGAATGCTTGTAGAACACTGTCATCTTTACTTTTGCTATTATACATAGGCAATTTGAATCTCTTTCCAACATTTTCATTGTCAGTGAATAGGATAAATCTCTTTCCAGGATTATCTATTATCCAAGTGACAACAACAGACGTTAAAGATTCATTAGAATTGATAAATCTCATTCTGTTAAGAGATGCAATCATCTTCTTATCTCCATAAGAATTACCAACCTTTTTACTCAATCTTGCCAATTCTTTGACATCTGTACTCCACCATGCTCTAGGCGCTGTACCAAATCTTCTAAGAGTAACTGGATTAAGATCATACTGGTGAATATACACTGTATAGTCACTAATTAATCCATCAGCAATAGCTTGCTCTGTAGTATATTCCACTATTAGTGGCAACTCTGTATGGATCTTAAGATCAGCTAGAGTGTTTCTGTTATACGTACCAGAAGCAAATACTACTTGCTTATACTTCTTAGCAATTTGACCAGCAATAGGTAGTTTGTGCTCTTCAGGAATAAGATGAGCTTCATCAAACACGTAGAAGTCTGCCTCCTCATTCATCATTTTTTCTATACTTACAAATGTACAATACCTTATATCCATCGAACATCCTATAAGTTTACATTCATCCTCCCAAGCTTTTTTAATATCTATATTAGGATAAAAAACAATTACTTTTGGATTAGCAACCTTACTATATTCTTTTATTTCTGTTA